ATGCTCTAAGTGTAGAGTATCCCTAGAGACAGGACGGCCAGATTTAAGGTCGTCCAGCCTTAGAAGACACTTACTTAGTGCACCGTATCCCTCCAGTTTATCAGTGCGATAAACTGGGCTTGGAACCAGAGCCTTTACTTGAGGCTGCTGGAGTTTATAGTCCCATCTTTCGACGGTTCTATAACCCAAGTAAGAGATACGGCCAAGACCGGAGCTCATGTCCTCGAGACGGGCACCCATAGGGTGCGAAATCCCATACTCGAGACCATCTGTGTATCGTGACGCAAGGTAGGGAATTCTCCCTACTATGCTTTCCACGATATCCCACAAATGAGTGGCGGTTCGCCAATAACCCTTTTTGTAAAAGAGGTTAGCGGTGGCACACCACGAAATGAGTCTATCGGCTTGTCGCCAGTTCTCAGGACGCAATTTCCTAATATACGTAGGTGTTACCTCGTAACCGGAAAAAGCATCGACGCCACATGACTCTCGGAAGCTTCCGCTCACGAAAGTCTTATTGACGTTTACCTTGCAATTGTACTTCTGCAGGTATTCGAGAACTGTCATCGCATTCGTCGTGGAGACGATAATATCGTCACCATAGACGTAAACGTTACGCGTAACATTGAAAATGTTACGCTGCGTTACAGGGAGATTGCTTTCCTGGAGTAAAGCTACTACACATATAGTGTAGAAGTACATAGCTTCCACGGGAAAGCAAAGAGCACTGCCCATAGACGCAAACTTCTTAAGGGTGGGTATTAACTCACCATTCGGAAGTTGCGCACTAGTCGATCTACAAGATTCAATGGCGTCCCTTAAATCAGGATTGCCACTGAACATCTCCATTGCAAGATCATGGGGAACCCGGTCACTTGCATCGGATAAGTCAATCGTTGCTAACTGACCCGTAGATGACGCAGTAATTGCGAGCCTCTGATTAACAGACTGGTCACGAAAGTTTACATGACCAGCTGTCAGCCAGTACGTCTCTATTTTGTCATATAAGACATCACGGAGACCTTGCTGCGTGTATTGCATGCAGCATGGTTCTATTGCAATTACGCGGGGACTCTTGAGTGTTTTCGGAACAAAAACGACCCTTACGGGGCGTTCTTCGTTCCTCGGCACGATCGATAAATATTCGAGCTCCTGTGATTCGAGAGGCGTACCCAATGGGTATGCATTCTCTAACACAGGAAAGTAAGGCTCGAGACGTTCATGCCAATACTGCCAAGCGTATTTCTGGTTACCAGATATACCCTCAGCAGTTGCGCCAGGACCATGTCGAGGGATACATTCTGATGGGCTAACGCCCACCAGCATATTATCCCAGAGACACCGAGATACATCCAAAAATTGA